GCGCTGGCATACCCCGAAGGAACACCGGACGCGCCCGGCCTCGACCGGCTGACCTACACCGGCGCAAACGATATCGAGCGCATTCTTGCGCTCTGCGAGGAACTGATCGACAACATCACAAAGGCATTCCGCTACACCGGCGCGGCGGAGTGCGCCGCAGGAGGATTACTCACATGAAAGATAGGCAGCCAACACAGGTTTTAGCCAACGGCGCGATCCGCTACGGCGTCTATAACGCCGACGGCACGCTCAACCACTACGAATACCTCAAGCGCGAGGACGCGCCCACCGTCGAGGGAACGCTTCTCAACAAGGCAAATCTGCTGTCCGACGCCACCGCCGCCAAGCTCTGGCCGAACGCAACCACGAGGCCGGAGGACCCGACAGTCAACGACGCGCTCGGCAAGCTTTCGGAGGGTACGGCCATAGTCGGCGACATCGCTATCACCGCCCGCACAGACCTGTCCAACGCATGGCTCCCGTGCGACGGGCGCACTGTATCGCAGGAACAGTATCCAAGCCTCTGCGCCGTCCTGCGGACGCCGGACAGCCCGGCGATTTGGACGGAAAAGACCGTATCAACAAACGTCGGAGCGGGCGGCGACGCGATCTCCTACGAAAACGGACATTGGTTCCGCACGTACCAGGACACGACATCCGCACACATTCTGGTATCAGACGACGGCGAAACATGGACAGAGTGGGCCATGCCGCAGAACTTCTGGGCAAACTCGCCAATCCTTTCGTCGCGCATCGTAGCTGCCCATGCCGTGAAATACTTTGGCGGACTATACGTGTGTAGCGTGTGCGTATTGTGCGCCAAATCTTCCGGAGTTGCGTACTATCAAGGCATTATATTTGCATCTGAAATATTCGGGCAGTTCCAAGTTGACGCGCCGTCTGTATGGTATCCCGACTATAGTAGCATCATCAAGGAATTCGCCGCGAAATCTGAATACGATGTGTTCTGGGACGGGCAACGGTTTTTGGTGCTTGGAACATACAGAGACCTTGAAATCATTCCTACGATCAGATACACAAATCAACTTACAAATAGAAGTAGCCCAGTGGAGGAAGACAGTCAGGCTTGGAAGCAAGGAGCTATGACTAATTTTAACCCTATTGGAATGTACGTCCGAAAATCAGATGGAATGATCGTGTGCTTAGGCTGGGGTACTGGAGTAGGCGGTTACCCAGGCAACTACTTGACATACGTTATCTATGCAAAAACCGCGGCAAGCAACTTTACTAAAAAAGAAATTTATGCATGGACAGCCGACCTCAATGATGATTTTAGCGACTTCGTAGAGACAGATGAAGGTATATATGTAACCTGCAATAACACCTATGACGTAATAAAAATAACAGGAGATTCCAAGCTGACAACCACGATAGTAACAAAAGGGAATCCTTTTGACCATGCAACAAACTGCAACGGACAGCTTGTGGCCGTAAGAGGATCAACGGTAAATGTAACTGAGGACATAGAACAGGGCTGGGACTACACTACGACGCTCAGTGCAGAGGGGAAACAGCCTGTTGCTGTCGGAACAATTGTGCGAATTCCACTCTCGTCAAACGGCGCGACGGTAAAGGACGTTCTGCATAATTTCGCATACGACAACAAAAAAATCCCCGCGATCACAACAGACACCCGAAGCAAAGCCTACATCAAGGCGCTGGAGGAATAGCCATGCGGGATAGAAACGGCACAAATGATCTTGCAAACGGCGCTGTCCGGTACGGGGTATATGACGCGGCGGGAAGCCTTCTGCGGTATGAATGGCTTCGCCCGGAGGACGAGCCGCTGGAAGCCGGAACGCCGCTCACAGCCGGGAACCTGCTGACGGCGCAGAGCGCTGCAAAGATCTGGCGAGCGGGCGACGCACCGGCGAACCCGATGGTAAACGGCGCGCTCGAAAAACTGTCGGAACCGAACTACCGCGTCGGCGATACCCTCACAACCGTCCGCGTGCTCTCTGCCCCGTGGCACGCGTGCGATGGCTCAACCTTCGATCAGACTGCATACCCGGCCCTCTACGCAGCCCTCGGCGGCACGACGCTGCCAAGCATCAGCTATTCAAGCGACACCACTACCTACATCAAAATGGCGGACGATTAGCCCGGCAAATAAAAGAGAAAGGTACAGAAAAATGGAAACCAAAACCATCATCGTCACGCTCGTCTGCGCCGCGCTTGGCTCATCCGCGCTGACGGCGGTAGTCAATGCCATCGTCAGCGCGGTTCAGAAAAAGCGCGGCAAGGCCACAACGCAGGAGGCGCATCTAGCCGAGATCGACAAAAAGCTCGGAAAAATGCAGGAGCATCAGGACGAGCAGTATCTGGCGATCCTCCGGCTGACCATCATGTCGGAAGAAATGCCAATGGCAGAGCGCCTGATCGCCGGGCAGAAATACGTCAAACTGGGCGGGAACGGCGACGTGAAAAAATTCCTGCACCAGCTGGAGGCGCAATGCGGACATAGCAATGGAATTCAGTAAAAAGTGGCTGATTTGCAGCGCGCTCGTCAGCCTTGCGCTCATCATCGCCTGCGCGGCAGGCGCAGACCTGACGGAGATCACGCTTGCGGTGCTGGCTGAAACAACGGCCTCCAGCGGCTTTTACCTCTGGAAAGCCAAGAATGAGAATCGCGCGAAGTACGCGCAGAAGTACATGGATAAATGGGCCGAGAAATACGGCCCGGAAGCGGCAGCACGCATCGCGGAGATCGTGCTGAAAGATTGAAAGGAGCATACATATGGACTACACACAGATCATCTCGGCAGTGATCGCACTCATCAGCGCGCTCGTTTCGGCATTTTTGATCCCGTGGCTCAAAACCAAGATCGACGCGGACAAGCTGCAAACGCTCCGCACTTACGTTGAGATCGGCGTAAAGGCGGCGGAACAGCTGTACACCGCGACGGACGGCGCGGCGAAAAAGGCGTATGTCGTGAACTTCCTCGCCGAGAAGGGCATTCAATTTGATGTGGAAACGATCGATAAGCTGATCGAGGCCGCCGTGCTGCAGCTGCACCACGAGTTGTACGGGAGTGAGCGGGCATGAGTATCAAAATTGGGCAGGCCAGTCTTGGAGAAACCGGAGGACGCAACCAGCAGCCCGGCAACCAGAGCGGCCGGGAGCTGAATATCTCCAACTGGTACAATGGCCGCTGGCTCGGCGTCCTGCGCTACAAGAGCCGCAAAAAGGCCGAGCGGGCCGCGCAGACGTGCGAGGCGGCCATTAAAAACCGGAACATCGGCTACGACATGGACAACAGGAACACGGCGTATGAGGCAGCCAGAGCCGTCGGATGGGACGTGAGCAAGATCACAAAGCCAGTGGAGACGGACTGCTCCGCGCTCATGACGCTCTGCGCCGTGGCCGCAGGCTGCGCGTCGGTAGAAGCGCTCTACCGTCGGCAGGGCAACAGCTGCACGACATACTGCATGCTGCACGATTGGCCAGCGACGGGAGACTTTGTGCTGCTGACCGGCAGCAAGTATCTGACGACGGACGCCAATCTCCTGCGCGGGGACGTGCTGGTAAGCGAGGGCCATACCGTGATGGCCCTCGAAGATGGAAAAAATGCAGAGGAGGAAACTGAGATGGTAGAAAAGAGCAAGATCATCGTGGACGGCAAGGAAGTCGCCGTTGAACGCATCCTGAAGAACGGCACGAACTACGTCAAGGTGCGCGATCTGGCCGCTGCGCTGGATCTCGAAGTCAGCAACAAGGGCAATATCGCCGTGCTGAAGCACAAGGAAAAGTAAGGAGGCGGGGCGTATGTCGCCGCAGGCGCGGGCCAAGCTGCCGCCAGAGCTGGGCCGCCTGACACGCAAGGACATGGAGGCCGTGATCTATCAGGCCAATCTTGGCCGGGAAAATGAGAAGATCGCGCAGCTCTATTTTGTGGATAAGCTCCCCCAGGTAGACGTTGCAACAGAGCTGTTTCTGGGCCGCGCCACGGTCCAGCGCCGACTGCCGGAGATCATGGCGCGGATGAAGGCTGCGTCCGGCAGTCTTCCAAACTGAGCGGAAATGATGCACAAGTGATACGCAGCTGAGGCACATCAAAACGCAAAAAAGCCCATACTGGACACATCAAAGGAGTGTTCGGTATGGGCTTTTCTTATTTCAATCCAAATCCCGCCGGGCAGAAGGTCGGAGACTGCACCGTCCGGGCTATCGCAAAGGCGACCGGGAAGAGCTGGGACGAGGTGTATATCGGCCTGTGCCTGCAGGGGCTCATCATGGGCGATCTGCCGAGCGCAAACAGCGTATGGAGCGCTTACCTCCGGCAGCAGGGCTTTACCCGGAACGTAATCCCGAACACATGCCCGGACTGCTATACCGTCGCGGATTTCTGCGCAGACCATCCGCGCGGCGTGTACGTTCTTGCTCTGTCCAGTCATGTGGTCTGTGCGGAGAACGGAAGCTATTTCGATACATGGGACAGCGGCAATGAGATCCCGCTGTTCTACTGGGCAAAGGAGGATAAATGATGTTCGGACAACAGCCGTATGTGTATCAGCAGCCGATTTATAATCAGCCAATCGGCCAACCGATCAGTCAACCAATGCAGGAGCCAATGATGCGCCCACAGTACCAGCCCGCGCCGCAGATACCGGCCTACCAGCCGCAGCCCCAGCAGCCGCAGAATCAGTCGATCATCTGGATTCCGAACGAACAGGCCGCAAACGACTTTATCGTCGCGCCCAACAATGCCGTTACGCTTTGGGATATGAACGCGCCGGTCGTGTATGTGAAAAAGGCCGATGCAAGCGGCAAGCCGACCATGACGACCTACGACCTTGTAGAGCGTGCGCAGGCCGCGCCAGCGCCCGCAGCGCCGCGAAAAGACATGAGCGAAGAATATGTGACCCGCAGGGAGTTTGAAGAGCTGGTAGCCAAACTGACGGCCCCCAGCGTAAGACCGGCGAGAAAGACAAAGGAGGCTGAAAGCGATGGCTAACCCCCTGTTTCAGGCCCTCGGCGGCGTGCAGATGCCCGGCCAGATGGGGCAGTTTCAAAATATGGTGCAGCAATTCCGGCAGTTTCAGCAGACGTTTCAGGGCGACCCGAAAGCAGAGGTCGAAAAACTGGTACAGAGCGGGAAAATCACGCAGCAGCAGTTGAACCAGCTGCAGCAGGTGGCGGGGCAATTCCGGCAACTGCTGCAATAGTTCGGGAATTCCGAACAGTTGAACGATTAAAATCGTGGCCACGATTGAGATAAATCTTTTGAATCTACGAAAGGAATGAAAAATATGAGTTTGAATGACGGCGCCCCGACCATGACAATGCCCGTCGCGCCTACCGGCATGACAGGTGGCGGCTGGGGCGGCTTCGGCGGTGATAATGGCTGGTGGATCATCATCCTGTTCCTTGCCATTTTCTGCGGCTGGGGCGGCAACGGAAACGGATTCGGCAACAACGGCAGGAATTCCGGCGGCGTTGTAGACGGCTATGTGCTGGCCTCTGACTTCTCCAACATCGAGCGCAAGATCGACAGTGTAAATCAGGGACTTTGCGACGGATTTTACCAGCAGGCGCAGCTTATCAACGGCACCAACATGGCGATGGCAAACGGCTTTGCTCAGGCCGAGCTTTCCCGCTGCAACCAGCAGGCCGCGCTTATGCAGCAGCTGAACAACATGGCGATGCAGGCACAGGAGTGCTGCTGCGAAAACCGCGCTGCAATCGCCCAGGTGCGCTACGACATGGCGACGCAGGCGTGCGACACCCGCAACACCGTGCAGAACACCACCCGCGACATCATCGACGCCATGAACTGCGGCTTCCGCAGCATCGACCAGCGTCTGACGGCGCAGGAGATTGCGGCGAAGGACGCGAAGATCGCAGAGCAGAACCAGCAGCTTTTCGGCTACCAGCTGGCAGCATCGCAGGCGGCACAGAACAATTACCTTGTTTCCACGCTTCGCCCGAGTCCCAGCCCGGCCTATGTTGTAGCGAATCCGTACTGCTGCAACAGTGGCTACAACTACGGCTGCGGAAACTGCGCGTAACAACTCCACATCGTAGAGCTTTTTCGTGGTCTCACGAAAATGGTCGGCCCCCATTGCCGATACTCGATAGCAACGCGGCGGGGCAATCGTCCCGCCGCTGTATTTTTTATGAAAGGAATGATTTTATGGCAACATATAAGGAACTCAAGAAGAAATTCATCGATCACCTGATGGGCGTGGATCTGTACAAGATGAACATCACGGATCTCTACACATACGCCTGTATCCTGAAAACGGTGGACGAAATGGAGCAGCCGAGCTGCGCAGAGGCGATGAAGACGGCGATGGAGCCGATTTTGAACTACTGCAAAGCAGGCAATTCGGGAAGCGGGGTGTTTGGAATTGGCTGAGTTTACGAATTCCAACATCGTCGGCGTCGCCGCCGGGCAGAACGTCCCGCTGGCGGAAACGGCAGTGAGCAGCAAGCCGTGCATCGTGCACCGCGAGGGCAGCGGCCTGATCACGCTGCGCGGGCTGACGAATCAGTGTAGAGCAGTTTTCAAAGTCTCCTACGGCGGCAACATCGCAATTCCAACCGGCGGCACGGTCGAGGCGATCACGGCCGCACTTGCCATCAACGGTGAAGCCCTTGCAAGCGCGACGGCGATTGTGACACCGGCAGCGGTAGAAAACTACTTTAACGTTTATGTATCCGCACAGGTGAGCGTGCCAAGAGGCTGCTGCCTGACGGTAGGTATGCGAAACACCAGCGCGCAAACGGTTAATTTTGCAAACAGCAATCTTACCGTCGAGCGCGTAGCATGAAAGGAGGAAGCAATATGTATGATCTGAGGAATCTCCGCGAAATGCTCTGCAAAGAGCTGGACGAAATTGCCGAGAAGCGGGAAATGTCCGCAGGCGACCTCGACGCGATCCAGAAGTTGACCAGCTCCATCAAGAATACCTACAAGATCGAGATGGCTGAAGACGGCGGCTATTCCCGCGACGGCGAGTGGGAGGCAGATATGCGCGGTACTTACGGCCGGGGCAGCTCTTACCGTGGCCGCCGCCGCGACGCAATGGGCCGCTACAGCCGCACAGACGCCCGCGAGCATATGCGCGCGCAGCTGGACGATATGATGCGCGATGCGGACGACGATAAGACCCGCGAAGCGATTCGCCGCTGCATGGAGCAGATCGAGCGGGCATAAGGGGGATATGATATGCTGGATAAAGCCGAGATCCGCAAGGAGATAGCGCGGCTGGAATATGAGGAATCCAGCTATCCCAATTATGCCAAACTGGCAGATCTTTATGTGATACGCGACAAGATGCAAGAAGAGGAACGGGGCGACGGCGGTAAGTATGTGGGTTACTACTCCGGCGCTCCCGCCCCTGTGACCGCAGAACCGGCTACCGTGGGCGAGTACGGGGACAGTGAGTTTTTACTTGCGGTAGCTGGGAAAGACCCGGCAAAGGCTTGGGCGGTCGTTGATGAACTTATGGACACATTATCGCTTGTGAACCGAAAAGTCTATGATTCTATGCTTCGGAAAATAAAGTCCATGTAGCAAAAAATAGGGGAGTCCCCTCGCATTGCGCTGAATTTGTAGCATACAATGTAGCATACGGGAAATAATTTTATGTTACAGAGCGTGTCATAACGTGATTTTTTGCTTTTTGAAAATACGCAGAAAATAGGGTGAAAATCATAAAAAAGTACCGATTTCAGCTTTAAAACAGCTAAAATCGGTACTTTGGCGCGGAAGGAGAGATTTGAACTCTCGCGCGCTTTTTAGACGCCTACTCCCTTAGCAGGGGAGAAAAACCCATTGAAAACACTGGGGGAATTGGCGTTTGTAACGTATTTTGTAGCATACAGAATTTACTCTGTCGAGTCGTTTTGCAACTGATTTACGGCATCTACCATGCCTTTCATGTCCGGGTGTACATACCGTTGGGTAGTCGTTATCTTCGTGTGGCGCATGATTTCCTTGATCGTAAACGGATCAATGTTTTTCATCGCGAGGGCTGTAGCGGTTGTATGGCGGCATGAGTAAGGTGGTAGCTTTTGCACTCCGGCAAGCTCCAAACACTCATAATATCTCTTGTAAAAATTATCTTTGTTTATGCAGCAGATATTTCCGACGCGCGATTTGCTTTCTTCGCATAGTTCATGCAGCACCGGCGCAACGAAATCCGGGAAGACCATAGGCGTTTCCTTCCGCTTCTTTGTCTTTATGCCGCCTCGGACGATCTCATTCTTTTCAAAGTCAATCATATCTTTCTTGAGCTTCAGAAGCTCACCGGGCATCATGCCGGTATAAATCATCGTTAAAATAAACCCAACGAAGTGGTCTTTTGCATACGCTTCCCATAGCTTTTTTACGTCGGCGTCGGTAAACGGTTCCGGCGATTTCTCTTCCAATTCCGGAAGCTTTATGTACTTTGCAAGATTCACGGTTGTCTGCTTTTCTGCGATTGCGAGGTTATAACAGTGGGAAAGGACGGTTTTCATATCTTTCCGTGTGTAATAGGTGCTGGCGTTGCGGTCGATAACATCCTGTATCTGCGCGATGGTAAGCGCGTCGATCTCACGGTCGGC